CAGCTGGGGCAACGCCTTCCCCTTGTCCATCTTGCGTCGGGTCCACATACTTCTGCACAGCCGCCACCAGATCGCTGCCTGCGGCACGTTTGTCCGTATCCAGCAAATACAATCCCACCGTGCCCGGTCCTTGCCATAACGGAATAACCCGCGTTGCACCAACACCTGGTACCTCACTGGCCCATTGCACATATTGCGATTTGTTGCCGCTGGTTCCTTGGTTGCGGACTTTGGCATAAAAGCGTTCCAACAACGCCGTATCTGCCTCAATATCTGCACCGCCTTTAATCACCTCAACATTCGTGACAGAAGTCACGCCACTTACAGGTGTAGACAGCACAGTTACTCTGCCCGTAGGTACATTGCTCTCTTTTCCGGCAACAAGCGCCCGCACGCCAACACTACCCAGACCATCTTCTCCCAACTCCACACGACCAACGGTTTCATATTCGAGTGAAGCTTCACCGGAGATTTCATCTGCCAAAGTCGCCACAACCGTGCCCGCAGGCACCACTTTCCCCGGCGCACCCGCAAATTTAACCGAACCTTGTGCCGCTACCGCAGCCCGTCTCGTAATGCCATGCTCTCCCGCCCGCAGATCCAGCTCTTCCGAACGAAAATTCGGATCGCTGCTCGCCGCAGTACTCGCAAACCCGCGTCGCAGTAATTCCTGCGCCCACAAAGCCGCCTCAGACAGCATAAAAGCGACCGGAGCCTCCGCATCCCACAGAAAAGACCCTTCCGACTTGTCCAGATCCGCGGGCAGACGATCCAGCAACCGCTGCATAATCTGTTCCTCCGTCTGGTCCTCCAAATAACGCGGAATCTCAGCCATCCCGTCAGATCACCTCACTTTCCAAAATAAACATCTCCTCCTGCACACTCGCAACCCGACACGAGAACATGCACTGCTCCCGATTCCAATCAAACGAGAACTGGTCTACCGAATCCGTGCGTGGATCAGCGAGCAGCGTCTCTGTAACCATCCGGGTGATCTCACTTTCCATCACTCCCCGGCTGTCACCCTGACCAACCAACTCATCCAGCTCCGATCCATAGTTCCGAGAATAAATCACATGTCTGTACCGTGGCGTCTTCACCGCCTTGATGCACCATTGCACCCAGGCTTCATGCGCACCTGCCGCAGCAACTTTGCCACTTGGAGTCAGTACAAAATCCCCTGCGTCGTAATCAAATCTCCAGCTCCGTCCAAATCGCACCTCTTCCGAAGCCGCCCCCGACAGATCTTCCTCATCTCCCCATACCACACCCGTTTCCGGGAACAAACTAGGCATTCGCACTCACCACCTTACACAACACCACAATGTCGTTACCGCCATTCACCCGCATCGCCAGCACACGGTCTCCCGCTTTCAATCCTTTACCAAGAGACCACACCGCTTCTTCTACTTCCCCTTTTTGCAAAAGAAACCGTCCCGTGCCCGTCGTTCCGCCGTTTGCCACGTCAGGTATACCGGAAATCGCGCCAGCAGCCTCGCGCTCCGGCAGTCCAAGCGTGCCCGGCAACTCGGCCACGAGATAGTCCTGCACTTCGTGCTTGAAATCATCCAGCTTCACACCGGATGAAGTCATCGTACCCAGCACCGCGCCCATGCCGCTCACGGCCTGACGGGTATGCGTGCTCATTGCACCCCGCATGACCTCGGCAAAATGCCCGTACGGATCATCTTTATTCAAGGTAAACCCTCCTTTTCACCAGTTCGACCGTGCCCAGCTCCAACGTCATCGTTCCGGGTCCAGCGGACAGATCACGGCTAACCGACATGACAATCAGTTTCAGCCCTTTGAGCAGCACCGCGTCTCCGGCGCGAATCGTATTTACATCTGGTGCAGATACGGTAAAGGTCTCCTGAATACCCGTCAGACGGCTTTTCGCCAGCTTCTTGGCGGCGCTTGCCGTTTTCACCTGATCGTCCTCAATCAACTTTTGCAGCGTTCCTAGTTCGGCTACACCATCCTGCTCAATCGCGAGCACTTTGGAAGGAACCTCTTTGCCGCTACTGGGCTCGGAGGCCGCCATCACTTTCACTTTGGTGACCGCGCCTTCGAGCGTACGCATCTGAGTCAGATCGATCAGTCGATCCAGCTCGTGCACCTTCGAATTACTGCCCACCTTAAATAGCTGCAACCCGCCCGGCGTCATCCGCGGATGATACATATCCCCACCGGACTTCACCGTTTCCTTCAGATCGGCAAACATCATCGAAAAAATGGTCTGCGACCGATACACCGCTTTGCTCAGCTTCGTTTTGGTATCCGGCAGTGTGGAGTATGGAATCTTCCATTCCTTGGCGTACGTTTTGAGCCGTTGTGTGGCAGTCTGGTCTTTGGGCAGGAGGAACTCGTCTTCCGATTTTTCCAGATAAATCATCCGATCATACACCGTGAGAGACAGCCGCTTGGTGCCGCTATTCGAGCTTTCCACTTCCCAGATGACGGCAGGGTGCAGCAAATGAACCATTGATTTTTCGCCAAAAGGAACCCCGCTGATCCGCACCGGCATGCCTGGTGATATCGCAGGCAAACCTGAAGATGCAGACACAGCCAGCCGGATGTTCGCCTGATAGGCGATCTGGTCGAGCGAATCCTTCAACGTAATCGTCTCCACCAGCTTGGTGATGTCATATTTGTCGTCGACAATGACCTTGTAGGTCATGGCATCACCAGCTTTTGTCCTGGCTTGATCCTGTTTGGATCACTGCCGATGGTCTTCACATTGAGCTTGTAGATCTCGTTCCATTTGGAACTGCTGCCCAGCTCAAGCTTTGCTATTTTGTACAGGGAATCGCCGGATTTCACGGTGTAGGTCTTGCTGCTCGTTTTCAGATCAGTACGAGAACCCGACTTGCTCGCAGATGTTGCACCGCCAACCTTCTCCACTTTGGAATCCCGCCAGGTGCGCATCGTAATATCAAAGTAAATATCCCCGCTCTCACCGCCCCGAAAGGTCGTATTGTGAGAGATCAGATACACGGGCACGTTCACCCCGGTGTTGGTAATGATGAAGCGCAGCGGCTTTTTCGATACCAGAAACGTATTCAGCATATTCATCGCTACCCGCGGATCTGGAAAATCTTTTTCGTACATGCAATAGGACGCATCATATTCTTTGGGAAAAAAAGAAGAGAAGGTGATTTCCTTCACCTTCTCCCCCTGGGCAAAATCAAACTCGCCATGCTCGAGCATATTAATCGTTTCGTACCCTTTGGATCGGGAGATCGTCAGCTCTTCCGGTTTCACCGGAAATTGAAACTTCGTTTTCCCATCGATCAGGGTAAATTCCATTTTGACACCTTCCACGTTATCTTCAAATACAGTCATGACAGGCCTCCTTTCTGCTTAGGCCATAATGGTTTTGCGATTTTCCATCGCACGGCGCACTTCCCCTGCAAATCTCATGCCAACCTGATGTGAGATCGCATCGTAGTCGATGGCGTTCTCCCGGACAGTCACCTGCACAGCACCTTGTGGTACGTTTACGGAGATCTGGTTGGTCGTCTCGGTTTTAAAATCCTTCAAGTAACCGGACAGACTACTCATCTGGTCTTCGGATATTTGTACCGTCATCGTGGACGATTTGCCATTGGCATTTCCAGCAGTTTGCGCTCCGTTACCTAGACCCATGGCTTGGGACTGCATCACACTTGTTCCCATGAAACCAGCAGATGTAGACTGGCCGACCTTACTGTTCATATAAGCCGCCGGACCCGTCATTGTCAGTGCCGGTGGAATATAGGCAGGTGGCAACTGCGGACCTGTTGCTACTTGCGAAGTTGAACCCACCGTTGCCGCGGATACGGTCTTATCCTCCTTCTTCGAGCCAAAACCGAAGAAACTGGATATGCCATCGGTGATGTTTTTCGTTTTCTCAGAGATGTAATCCGCTGCACCCGACAATGCGTTACCTACACCTTCGGTTGCGTTGGACATAAAGTTACCAATGTCCTTGGATTTGTCCCCAATCCATCCCCCTGCTGCACTGCCAGCCCAACCGCCGACAGCGCCGCCAACCCATGTTCCGATGCCAGGCAAAAGAACGCTACCGATGGCGCTACCAATTGCAGTACCTGCTGTCCCGCCAATCATGGAACCAACCGCTCGGCCTCGCTCCTCAGGAGGTGCAGTTGCAACATTCGCTACATCAGCAAGCATGCTGATCGGTCCAAGTAATTTCCCAGCTCCCTTGGCAAGCCCTCCGCTCAGTTTGCCGAACATGCCATTACCCGAAAAGAGGTTGGACATGGCCATAGGAGAACTGGACATGATGCCGGAACTGAACTTGGATCTTCTGCCATTGCCGATTCTTCTGTTTCTGTCATTCCTAGCTTCATTTAATGCTCGATCCGAAGTATCTGTAATGATGGGACTCGGCGTTGGTGTTGGTGTTCGATATCTTCCTCCACGCCGTCCGTTGGACACTCTCCGGGAAGTACTTTCACTCGGATTGGCGTTTCCGGTACTAGTTCTGTTGCCACTCCGCCTACTACCTCTTGAGCTAACTTTTCGAGTGCTCCCAACTCTACCACCAGAACAGCAACCACATTTAACGGCAGGGCTTGTGGTTGCGTCGGGTGAAGAACCCCCTTTTTTCTTATCAAAAAAGTTCTTAATTTTCTTACCTTTATCAAAAAGGTTATCAATAACATCATTGATATTATTAGCGAATTCCATCCAAGTGTTAGCCTTCTCAACCCAGCTTTTATCCTCTTCCTTAGCCGCATTTTGAACCGTATTATTATTACTACCAATATTCAATGCCAACGAAGCCCCACTCGCCGGGTTCATTTTCCCCATCGCCACTTCAACCTTCTGCCGAACCTCCACTGACACAGTCCCAGAAGCCTTTACCATCTGATTTCTGAAGCTGTTTAGTTTCACTAGCGCGCGATCAAGTGCCGGACTAAGTTGGTCATCCAATCCAATTTTGGGTGTGATCCGCAGCCTACTCAATCGCACAGCCGTGCTGTAAATGCTTTCCAACCTGTGCCCGGTTGTTCTCAGCTCATTGTTCACCTTGATCAAACTCTGATAGCGAACTCTGCCCAGACGTTCAGTAGAACGCTGGATCTGATCCAGATACCGGATGGTCGTCCGCATTTCCGCATTTGATTTGGACAAACCCACAATCATTTCTGCCATTTCTTTCACCCCCTGTCCGATCTAGTTATCGATTCATTTGCGAGGTGATCACTGCCATCTCCTCTTCCGAGAAAGCAATCAACAGCGAGCGCTCCCCGCGTGGCAAAGACCAGAACTCTCCGGGCCGTAGATGATGACGAACCCACATGTGATACAGGAACGTGGTCATCCCGCCGGAGTGAATCAGTTTTTTAGGTCTTCAATCTCCACACCGAAACCTGACAGCTCCAGCACTTTGTCGCCAACGGCATCCAGCTCACCCGCGAGCAGCATACGGCGAACCGCTTGTTCCCCACCTGACAGCTTCATTCGGCCTGTGATGCGATTGTCTCCCCAACCGGACAGTTCGAGCCCGCGCACATTCATTTTCACCGTGGCTTCCGAGATTAGCAGCGCATTAAACGTTTCGGTATCCACCTTTTCCTCGGTACGTCCTTTGACCGTTTTCCGAATCGTACAGCGTTCGCGGATCTGATCCACTTTGGAGGACGTCAATCCACGCAGGGTCAGTAACAGATCCAAACGTTGAATGCGTACATTCTCTTCCGGCAAACGTTCTGCTGCTTCAAACAACTGATCCAAAATTTGTTCTTCAGACAAATTCTCATTCATACTCATGGGGTGCGATCTCCTTCTCATTTCACAATTGGGTTAATACATCTCCATATTCAGGGACAACAAAGAGACCGAGAATTTCTCGGCCTGCATATGTATCCCACTTCTGTTAAGTCGCGTTTCCCGCACGCTTGATCAGACAAGCTTCGTTACGAGGTCTTTCCGAAGTTCGAAGTCATTCTATCCTTAGTTCGCCACAATCGGGTTCAACAATTCAAATCCTTCAAACGTAAAACCTGTTTCCTCCGGCACTTCCTCACCCGCTGTCCAGTTGGCCAGCTGGATTTTGTCCACCATGCAACCTTTCAGCAGGACACTCTCATGTCCGTAGGATTCAGGATCGTCCACCTTCGAGATAATCTGGAACTTAGTGAAGCCGCGCTGGATCATGTCCGAAGTGACTTTGTAACCCGTCATCGTACCTGTTCCTTTTTTCGCACCATTCTTGTGTACTTTCCAGTCGTTACCGACCAGATTCAGCTCACGTTTCTCAATTTCTACGCTGGCCTCCAGCTTATTAATATTCGTCTGCCACACACCATCGATATGCAGTTGACCATGGGTACCGAGAATAACTCTTGACGCATCCAACATGACAATTCCTCCTTGAGATTAGAAAATATCGTAACTACCATCCGTTTATCGAATCGTAGTTTCATTTAAAACACCATTTTCTTCCACACTACTTATTGCACGTAAAACGTTCCAAACAACTGCTCCATTACATCCGTCAGCTTCACATTCCATTGCAGGAATACCTGATCTGCCTCCGGCTTGAGAATTGGTGCAGCACCATAATATGCCGGGTCGAGAACGACATCGTATCCCTCAGCTTCAATGACATTGCTCTGTGCGAGCAGCGCCAGATAGGCTTTCATTGCACCAATCAGCGCTTGGCGACCCTCTTCCGTATTGTTCACTTTGCCGATATACGTATCTTCAGCAGAACGCTGCAAATCCGTGTTAATCGCATCCATCACACGGATGGAACGAATTTTTTTCCAGGCATTATTCTGTCCTGCAGCAGGGGTTACAAGTGTATTCACTCCGCGAAGCGCCTTCACCTGACGTCCATCATGGAAGAAAATAAATACGCCATTCTGTACCGCCTGCTCCTGCTCTGCACGCGTCCAGCGACGCGTCACGTCATCGAACGGAGAAGTTGCATATGTTGTGGATTCATTCAGACGTTGTCCGGCAATCAGACCCGCAACATAAGCTGATGTTTCCGCCGAGCTATAGAACGCATCTCCCAATCGCACACCCGTACCGACATTAATTACGCCTTCGTGATTCAACGTAAGTGAACGTGCAGACGCCTTCTGTGCAGCTGTTGCAGAAGTATCATCCGCCGTGGTGCCGCCGAATACAGCCATCACGGGTTTTCCCTCACTGCGTACACGTTTGACCCAAGCCGCAAAGCTCGCCAGCAAAGGTGCATCCGCCGCATGATCCAGTGCCAACACGTCGAATTGTTCACCTTCCAGCGCGCCCTGCACAGCAATATATTCTGCATTCGTCAGACCATCGTTGCCACTTACACCACCTTTGAACGCCGCTCCTGCAACGGTTGCCACGACACCAGTACCCTCACCAATCGCCTGAGCGTTAATCCAAATGTTGCTTTCATCCGCATTGATCTCTTTCGCCAGCGACGCTGCCGAAATATCCGCAGTCAGCAGTGCATACAGCATCCGGTTGCCTTCAAACAGGCGAACCTCATGCTTCGTATTATCAATTACACCCGGCTGAATGGTGACGTAGAATCCGTTACCCCGGTCACCTGGATACTTGGCGTCCAGTTGCAGAACGGCTGCATCACTGCTGTCTTTCAGCGTTAGCGTCGCTGCTTTCGCCGTTTCTCCGGCTACCCGATAAGCGAGCAGCTTCTTCGGTCCTCCTAGCAGGGCGAGCTTCAAGGAAGTATAAGCTGTCCCGTTATCCAGGGCATGTGCCGAGAAAATACGTTCAATCGCAGCTTCACTGCCGACTTCTACAAAAGTGCCCACCGGACCCCAGTTGGCCTTAATCGGCACAACCACCGTTCCGCGATTACCCGCTTGAATGGCCGAAGACGCTGCCGCCTGAAAATTCATATATAAGCCCGGAAGGACCGGACGATTCGTTTGCTCCCAAGTTCCACCTGCCATTATCCCTTCACCTTCGCTTTCATAAATTGGTTAATTCGCACCTGTGCTTCTTCAATGGAAAACGTCTCTTGCGCTGCTTCGTACAGCGCACCATACAGCACCTCTGCCTTAACGGCAAAGAGGGCTTCGGCATGATTCATCAGCTCGGCACGCGAATACTGCGGGGCAGCCTGTTTACTTTTTTTAACGGAGCTTGCCATGGCCATCTCACCTCATTGTTTGACTACTGAATTCGTGGAACCTGATCCTGCACTATCATTTTGACCTATGAATTTTTGTCCCTATGAACCTATAAATTTGAAGCTAAAGCTATGATATTAACTCTCTCATCTGGAACCCATCTATAGTTCCTCTCGACTAACGTTTACTCGATCCCCTTGCTATGGTGAATCTCGCGGATCAATGGTGCATCCGTTCCTGGACGGCGAATACGCTGCTGCAGCGTCAGACGAATCTGTCCGTTCAAGTAGGCGTCTGCCTGCAAGTCGGCAGAAACTTCATCCACCGTCACATATCGCGTATTGCCTGTATCCGTCAAAGCAATCCGGGTCTGCACAGCCAGTTGTTCAACCAGATGTGTGACCGTTTGACGGACATCTCCTACATTCGCAGCCAACACATGCCCAATCCATTGCTTCCGAATCTCCAACGCCGAAGTCCCCGCCGCTGTTGTACTGCATCCCGTCAATCGCCACAGTATGGACTTGGTCGCATAATCTCCAGGCCAAACATCCCCATATATGGGCCATTCCTGTCCGAGCTGAGTTCGTGTCCAACCTTGAAGTGCAGCCATCCACGAATCTGCTATTTCACTCTGAGCGTGTTCCACCGTTTCCGGAACATACACCCCAAATCGCAGGCTGCGCGTAACCAGTCCAGAACTGGCGTCCACACGATCACAATCCGAAGAACCCAGGTAGATACAGGTAAATGCCCCGCCTTCTTCATCCTCCAGCCTGACCTGGTGCAGTCCTTCCATCAGCAATGAGGACCATGCCTCCACTTGTTCTGCGCCTCCATCTTCGGGGCGTGCATATGGAGAGATTTTGATGATCCTCCTATACCCCGCCCAAGCAGACTTCGGTACTTCTTCGGCAAAAGCAATTACGGCACACGGTCCAGTCAACACTTCTCCCGGCGCAGGTACATCCAGTACTCGGCCATTCCATGCCGGAACAAGAGCCGCAAGCTTCTGCTTCAACGTTCGCCTGATGACGTTACTCAATTGCCCTGTATTGGCTGTGTTGTTTAGCCCACTACTTATAGACACATTCATTTCGCCCCCTTCAGCTGCAAGTTTGCGTTCTGATCCACATAGTGCAGCGACCATGTTGCAGTGATGAACTCCCCCTTTAACCAGTCTGTTAATAGAAAAAAGGAACTCATCGCCAGTACGTCTCTGTACTGGCGGTTCTCCATCGAATCGGAAGCTGGACACCATTCACCGCAACAAAAAGACCGGCCCCTTGTGGCCGGTCTTTACATTAGCGTATGTGCTTTCGGTGTGTGTCCTTTGCTATTAATCCGATAATACAATCTTACACCCTTTCATCCCTAGCGCGGACGGTAGTTCGTACGACTTCGGTGCGATTAAGGGTGCATCTGGGGTGGAAAAAAGACGACTCAGTGCGTCTCATGCCGTCAACACCTTATTTCAGCGTAACCTTCGGATTCAACGTAATCTCAAACGCACGTCCCCAGATGAAATCGGGGTTCGCATATTCCAGCAGCGCGCTGCAATACTCCGCGTAGACTGCTTCGCCATTACAGATTTGTTTGATCGCCACATTCCCTTGGGCAAAAGAAGGTTTTCCCGCCAGCGTCGCTGTATGGGTCTGCATCAGATCCCTGAGTAAATTCTGCAGATGAGCGTAATCCTCTTCAGAGTTAAACAGTGACATATTCTGATCCGCTAGGGTTGCCACATTGGTATACAGCGCATGCGCTCTGGAATACGTACGGATGTCTGCAATCGCTACAGCTTTATAGTAGTAATCTTTCAGGAAGCGTTTGAACAACAATGACCCCTGGGCATTCATGGCATCTCGCAACGTGTGGGCATGTGTTTCAGTTGTAATCAAAGCATAACGGGATTGCCCCATACCCACAGCCATACCAATTTTGTTCCCCGGCGTATTCCATGCACTGTAACCCAGAACCCGACCCGTATACGGACTGCTCAGGAGTGCTTCGGCTACATCGACGTTGGCCGGACCTTTTCCTACAAAATCAATCAACACCGAAGGAAGGCCCTTATCACTATTACTCGTCAATTGCGCCACAGCCGCCTGCACCTGATCCAACGCCGTAATGGCAATAATCTCAATGTCCACCGGTTTTTTACCCGGTTTACCTGGATGACGGTTCGTCATGCGATCCAGCTCAGACGCCATGTCAAACGAAGCCGCTTCATCGGCAGATGTAGCATTCGTCAATTCATTTCCATTTTCCACATCGGAAGTTGTATCCGTTGCCACATCAGGCTCTGGATAAGCGGAATCCGCTACAACCACACCACCTACAATATCCACATGGCGCACCACATTTTTGTGCAGATCCATATATTCGTAGGCATTGATAATCGTTGAACCATGAGGGCCGAAATATTTTACCGCATAACGTGTCTTCGCCCCGCCGCGAAGCAATTGATTCGCCATGCGTGCCACCAGAGCGTGACCTAGACCGTCAGCATCCGGGAGAATAATAGCCCGATCCGGATTTTGTCCATCTGTCCCACCAAGCCATTCATTAATTCGTGCTTCCACATAATTGATCTCATTAATCTGAACGCCTTGCGTATTCGCATCGTCGACTCCTACGGCGAGGAAATCAATATATCCTTTGCGAGCAAGCTGATCCAGAATGTACAGATTTGTTTTGAATTTATGTTGTCTGGTGTTGTAATACTTCTCTTTATTAAAATACGTCGTTTCCCCATACTCCGTAGACTCTGGAGAAAGGTTGTACCCGTTCACTATGTCCTCGAATGCTGTAAAGGACTGCCGCGGCTGCTGCATCAATGCACGAGATTCGTTGTATGCATCCAATGCGAGACCATCTGCAAATGAAGTGGTAGCGAGTCGCATAATGGTATCCATCACATACACCGGTTTGCGCGGGTATTTCTTTTTAATGGCTTTAATTACATCGAGCAAACGAGTGGTGTTCTGATCGTAATCAGGATATGTGCCTCCTCCATCCTCGCGAAGCTGACGACTGCCAATCAGACCACCATATGACAGCATATCCGAAGAGATGATGAAGCCATCCACTTTGGCGGCATTTTTCAAAATGAAATCATGAATGTTGGACGTTTTACCATACGTAGGCGTAGACGTTCCAAGCAAGGTTGTGCCTTCGACCGTTTTCTCGGAATCCAGACGATTTTGAATGTCACCCAGGTGCGGTGTAATGATATGGATACCGGCTGCTTTTCCTTGTACAACGACGTCATCCAGATTCGCTGGACGATCATCCAGTGGTACATACAATACTGTTTTCATATCCTAAAACCTCCTGTTAGATATATTCAGTCTTTCTTTAGTACCCGATCAGAGCAAGAGTGCACTCACCGCATAAAAAAACGCCCCCCAGGCCGGTCTGTACATTAGCGTATGTGCTTATCGGGATGTGTCACTTGCTACTGATCCGATAGTACAATCTTACATGTTTAAATCGGTCGCGCTGACGGTTATCCGTATGGATTACGTCTATTTGTTGTAGCCATCATGGCTGTTAAACGTCGGTTTCTTGCAGAGGCTTCTTTCGGATAATCCAACAAATCCATTCCTGATACTGTTTATATGATATAAGCCGCCTTTCAAACCCTATTTACGATAAAGGATGGATAGATCATGAAAAAAACGGATTACTTCTATCTGTGGATCGCTATTACCAGTTATATGGCTGGCCCCATTATGTATGCTTTGACAATGTACACCTTTTATCAGGAAACAAATGTTTTAAATACCTCACTCATTGGATGGACCGCTGCCACATTCTCATCCGTTGGTATCCTGTTTATCCTGGTCACAGTCATTCTGCTCCGAGTGC